AGATTCATTTAAATGACGTATATAGTTTAGGGTTCTTAGGATCCTTAGTTGATTATGAAATGTCACAGCAATGGATGTCTTTACTGGATGATATTATGGATTCAGATGATAAACACATTGCATTTGAAAGACATAAGAATCAGCTGAGAATTGATATGGACTGGACCCAAGAAGTATCCGTAGATCAGTATATAGTTGTGGAATGTTATAGAATTATTGATCCAGATACATATACTGATGTATATAATGATTATTATTTAAAGAGATATGCTACTGCGCTCATTAAACAACAATGGGGTCAGAACTTATTAAAATTTGAAGGCATGACTATGCCTGGTGGTGTTACATTCAATGGTCGACAAATCTATGATGATGCTAGAGAAGAAATTAAAGAATTAATAGAGGAAGTCCGATTGAATTGGGAACAACCAGTCGATTTCTATACGGGGTAAATCATGCCTAGAAATGTATATTTCAGTCAGGCTGTTAAATCGGAACAAAATTTATATGAAGATTTAATAATTGAATCACTCAAAATTTTTGGGCAAGATGTCTATTATATTCCTAGAACTCTAGTTACTAGAGATAATGTATTGGGAGAAGATTCAGCTTCCAAGTTTGATGATGCATATTTATTAGAGGCGTATATAGAAAATCAAGATGGGTTCGAAGGATCCGGCGACTTATATAGTAAATTTGGTGTTGAAATTAGAGATGAGGCTACATTTATTATCTCTCGATCACAATGGAATAAATTTATAGGACTTTGGAATAATCAAGTATATACTTCTAAACCATTGGAAGGTGATATTATATTCTTACCAATGACAAATAAGTTCTTTGAAATTACCTTTATAGAACACGAACAACCATTCTATCAATTATCCAATTTACCTGTATATAGGTTACAATGTGCTCTCTTTGAATATAATGATGAGGACTTTGAAACTGGTGTTGAATTAATAGATGATTTATCACAGGCAAGTGCATATACAGAATCTTTTGATGTAACAGTTACAAGTGGTAATCACTTTAAACAAGGTGAGATAGTATCACAGACATTGGTTGCAGCAAGTGATTCTACTCCTGCAATAATTGTATCAGGAGAAGTTGCAACGATAACTAAGATCAGTAATATCCGTGCAACAATTAGTTTGAGTAATATTAATGTTACTGGTTCTTCTGGTGAGGCAAGGCCATTTATTATTTCCAATACATTAGGTTTAGTAGGATCCGAATCGACCAATACTTGTTTTATTATTAAAATTTATGGACTTACAGATACCATAAATACATTTGCAACCGATGGTGGTGCAGAAAATGTGGCGTTCGAAATAGCGGCTGATGGTTTCTTAGACTTTACTGAAACCAATCCGTTTGGTGACCCATCGGAGACTTATTAATGTTTGGGACTCACTTCTATCATTCAACCATGAGAAAGGCCGTTGCAGTCTTTGGTACTATATTTAATAATATTAGTATTATTAGAACCAAAGCTGATGGTTCTGTTTTAAATCAAATAAAAGTTCCTTTGGCATATGGCCCGAAACAAAAATTCTTGGCTAGATTGGATCAGAGTACTGGCGCAGATGCCAACATGGCAATAAAACTTCCAAGAATGGGATTTGAAATAACATCATTGGAATTGGATTCTACCCAAAAATTAGCCAAAAGAAATATTATAACCGAGACACATGCCTCTGATGTAACAAAGAAGAAAACAATTAAACAGCAAGTTGCCTATAATATAAATGTGTCTTTATTTGCCATGGCAAAGAATCAAGATGACGGTTTACAGATAATAGAACAAATACTTCCATACTTCCAGCCTGAATATACAGTCACAATAACTCCTGTAACTGGATTTGCTTATAAACAGGACGTTCCTATTATATTAACAGGTGTAAGTATTAGTGATGATTACGAAGGCGATTTTCTAACAAGAAGAGCCTTGATATATCAAATGGACTTTACAATGAAAATGAAATTTTTTGGTCCTACAGATAACCAAGCAGTGATACGAGAAATTAACGTAGATCTTAATAATAGTGTGGAAGGTTCGGATATTTTAGAAAACATGGATTTCACTATTGATTCAACTACTACCGGTGAGGATGATAACTATACTGTTACAACTACTATCAGTTAAATATTATTATGGATAAAAAAGATAAACTTTCTGCAAATTTACAGAAAAACTTGCCTATCAAAAAACCTAGTCAAGTATATATCGATAAGAAAGATATAAAAGATGACTACGAGTATTCCAGAAAAACATATAAGGATCTAATAGACACAGGTGTTAGGTCGTTGGATGTTCTGGCAGAACTTGCAAGGGAATCTGAACACCCTCGCGCCTTTGAAGTATTATCCAAAACAATAAAAGATATTGGAGATACTACAGAAAAATTAATGGACCTACAAAAGAGTAAGAAAGAAATAAACAAAGTAGAGGCCGAGGAAAAGAAACAGATTACGAATAATAATCTATTTGTTGGATCCACTACAGAATTGCAAAGAATATTGCAAAAAGAAAATGAAAGAATAATTGACCATGCAGAGGATAAAGAATAACGAATTTGGGTATCTAGGTAATCCTTCTGTAAAAAGAGATGGCGTAGAAACACAATTCACAAAAGAAGAAGTCCAAGAATACACTAGATGTATGAAGGATCCTGTTTATTTTGCACGTAAGTATATTAAGGTAATATCTTTGGACAAAGGTCTTGTTTCTTTTGATTTATATCCATATCAGGAAAAGATGTTTTACCACTTTAACGATAACAGATTTTCTATTATTCTAGCATGCCGTCAGTCTGGTAAATCCATTTCTTCTGTTGTATATTTACTATGGTATGCATGTTTTCACCCAGAAAAAAATATTGCAATATTAGCCAATAAGGGTGCAACGGCAAGAGAAATGTTGGCAAGAGTGACTCTTGCACTAGAAAATTTACCTTTCTTTTTACAGCCTGGGTGTAAGGCATTAAATAAAGGTTCTATTGAATTTTCCAATAATTCAAAAATTATAGCATCGGCAACGTCTGGTTCATCTATTCGTGGTCTTTCTATTAACTTGCTCTTCTTGGATGAGTTTGCATTCGTAGAAAATGATGCACAATTCTATACATCAACATATCCTGTTATATCATCTGGTAAAGATACAAAGGTTATTGTAACATCTACTGCCAATGGTATAGGTAATGTATATCATAAAATATGGGAAGGCGCTTCACAAGGAACCAATGAATATAAACCATTTAGAGTGGATTGGTGGGACGTACCAGCGCGTGATGAAAATTGGAAAAAAGAAACAGTTGCAAATACATCAGAACTACAATTTGAGCAAGAATTCGGAAATACATTTCACGGCCGCGGTAATACACTTATTGGTGCAAATTATTTACTATCGCAGATGTCAATTGATCCGATAGAACATAAAGAAAACATAAACATATATTTAAATCCTATAGAAGGGCATGAATATGTAATGACAGTGGACGTGGCGAAAGGTCGTGGCCAAGATTATTCAACATTTAATATAATTGATATTACAGCAAGACCCTTTGAACAAGTGTGCACATTTAGAGATAATAATATATCTCCAATGTTATTACCCGATTTAATTTATAAATATGCAAATCATTATAACAAGGCATATGTCATCATAGAGAGTAATGACCAAGGTGCCGTAGTGTGTAATGGTTTATATTATGATTTAGAATATGAACAGATGTTTGTAGAATCATCTATTAAGGCAAATGCATTAGGTGCCACAATGACCAGAAGAGTTAAAAGAATTGGCTGTTCTACTGTAAAGGACTTAATAGAACAAAAGAAATTAATAATACGAGATGCCGCTACTATTGTAGAAATGAGCACGTTTGTGTCTAAGGGTAGTTCGTATCAGGCAATACTACCGAACCATGATGATTTAATGATGAACCTAGTATTGTTTGCATGGTTTGTTACAACAGATATATTTGAAAGTATGTCCAATATTGATATGAAAGATATGTTATACAGAGAAAGATTAAAGGCAATACAAGATGATATGTTACCATTTGGGTTTATACCAGAGTCTGAAGATACTCCTAAGGGTGAAAAACTATTAGGGGATGATAATCTTTGGTTTGAGGGTGAGTCGTTTGATCGACTTCTGCGTTAGGATGTGGTTATTTATAAATATTAATAGTGAATATTCGTATTATGAAAACATATTAACTAACTCAATGAGAGGATAAAGCGATGGCATTTCAAGTATCACCAGGTGTTGAAGTTAAAGAAATTGATGCAACGGACGTAGTTCCTGCAGTATCAACTTCTATTGGCGGATTCTCTGGGTCATTTAATTGGGGTCCGGTAAATGAGATTGTATCTGTTTCTTCTGAGAAGCAATTAGCGGATACATTTGGAACACCAGATTCCGAAACATATAAATATTTCCTTACAGCCGCGTCATTCTTAAAGTATGGCAATGCATTGAAAGTGGTACGTACCAAAACAGGGCATGATAATGCAACTGTAGTAGGTGCCGGTACCGTAATCGAAAATAGAAGTGTTTATAACAACTTGACTTTGAGTGGAATATCACAAGGAGCTTGGGCAGCTAAATACCCTGGTTCATTAGGTAATTCCCTTAGAGTTTCAGTATGTCCTGCCAATGCTACGGCATGGGCCGCGTGGACATACGCATCAAGCTTTCCTGGGCAACCTGGCACATCACAATACGCAACAGATTTAGGGCAAACTTCTGCCGTTGATGAAATGCATATTGCTATTATTGATGAAGATGGTTCATTCTCAGGTAAAACTGGCACAGTATTAG